TCCGAATCTTTTACATCGGAAGAATAATAAGCCAAAGCATAGGTTCTTATTGCCGTTTCAACATCCTCGTCACTGCCCTCTGCTTTTTCAGTATTAACCCCCGCTCGTTTAAGTTCTAAACGAGCAGAGGCAATAACTTCATTTATTTCTGCATCAAGCAAATTGTGAGAGATTCGAAGGGCAAGTTTGACTTTATCGAATATTGTAGGTGGAGTCGGAGTGGGTTCTTGAGTCGGAGTCGGCTCGTCATTCCCTGTCTGCTCGTTTAATAATTCGTCTGTCATAACTGCTCCTTTCGGCTATTTCTTCTTTGCCTTGGTTTCTTTAGAAACTTTGCTCTCTTTGGGTTCTTTCGTTTCTTTTGTCGGCTTCGGCTCTTCTAAACATTTGCCAAAGCCTTTTGTTTCGATTTCTTTGGCTCTTGCTTCAGGATATTCAACCTTTTCTCCGACATTGCGGAAAATGCTTGTGTCCTTATCAATAAAGCCTTTTGTAACCAACAATTTCATAAGTGATCCCCCTTATTAGATTGCAGCGGGTTTCGTTACTAAAGTAAATGCCTTACAAGCAACAGGTTCAGCTGCAACATAGAGATCGCCAATAACCTCAATCATACCCTGTTTCTTCTTTGTAACTTCATCAATTGTAATGTCAGGTGTTTCTCCTTCAGGGAAGTTTGCTAAAGCACCATAACCGAAATCGCCAACAATCATCCAAACATCGTTTTCAGATGCTGATGCATAGGATTTAAGTTTATTGCTAAATTTAACCTCAAGTCCTTCAAAAGGATCAACTGAATATCCGGCTGCATAAGCTGCGCTCTTTAATGCTGCATAAGACAACTTATTCATAACGATAACAGGGTTAGCTGCATCGTCTGAAAGATTTCCGATTGCTGTAACAACTGTGCTTACTGTTGTTCCCATCTTTACAACAGGAGCAGAAGGTGTTGTTGATGTAGCAATTGAAGGAAGAGTTGCAATTTTGCCAATAAGATTGTCAGATGCTTTCTTTATAATCTTATGAGCAAGTTCTCTGTATACATAGCGAAGGAAATCTTCTCCACGCATAGCCTTTGCTTCACGGCTAATTGATATCCATTTGATGATATCTTCAGGAATAAGAGTTGCAATACCGTGAGTGAGAGTCTCTTCGGAAACTGCTCCTGAACCTTCGTTATGGATAATTGCATCATCTCCTGAAATCTCAAATTCAACCTGATAATTTGCATTAACAGAAACCTTACCCACAAGAGACATAATCTCGTTCTTATCCCAAGCTGTTTTGATTTCATCATAAACCAGGCTCGGAACCGCAATCTGTCCGGCATCTCCAACATTTGTTGTAAGAAGTGCTCTAACTTCGGTATCGTCTTTTGTCTTAACATATTCAGCGAATGCGTTAATGTATTCTGCCGAATCTCTGTACTCTTTGATGTTCTTCATTGTGATTTCTCCTTTTCTTTCTTCGATTACATTGGGAACAACATCGTTGTTCTGAATAGCCTGTGCCATTGCCTTGCGATCTTCAAGGTCTTTAAGCTCCGCTTTTCTTTCGTTGAGAGCTTTTCTCTCTTCTGTAGCTTTGTTAATGGCTTCAACATCTTCTGAAGTTTCAACCATTGAATCAAGCTCGGAGATTCTTGCTTCAACATCTTTAAGTGTCATGTCTTTTAATTCCATGATTACTTCTCCTTCTCATAAAGATATTTTTGTCTTGCAACTTCTATTTCTTGCTCTCTTGCAAGTCTCTCCGCTTTCTCCTGTTCGATAAATCCATCAAACCGAGATCGAGTAGCAACAGAAATATCTGTTGTAGGGTTTGCCGGAAAACTTACGGCTGAAACATCATAGAGCTTGGCTATATGACGAATCGTTCTTAAGTGTTCCTTTGTGTTATATTCATCATCATCTACAACAAATGCGAAGGACATCTGCGAATACATCTCTGATTCAATCTCTTCAAACATCTGTCTTGATGCCGATGTCTTGGATAAGTCTGTTCTTGTAAGAAGTCCATTTTCATCAACCGATAATTCCAAGGTTCCATTTTTGGTTCTTGCAAGAACTGTTCCAACATGATCTTTAAGGAAAACTACATCCGAGAAGTCTGTTCCTTCAAATGCTTCAGGAATAATTTTTTCCTTATACTGAATGCCATCTTCTTCAAAAAGAACATATTCTTCGAATGTTGATGCATAACCTTCAACCAAAAAAGAAGATTCGTTTGAACCTTCTTTTTTCTTCCTAATCTGTACCATTGGCATATTTCGATATTCTCTATTTTCTCTAATTGCCATCTTCTTCATCTCCTTCCTCTTTTGCCGGTCTGCCAACAGGATTGCCTGTCGAATCATCGTCTGTTGAATCCCCGGTCTTTTGTGTATCAAGTCTTAAAACAAATTCATCTCCACCTTCATACGGAGCCATGTTAAACAACTCTCGATATTCGTTTGGAGTCATTAAACCTCGGTCTACTAAAGCAACCATGGAAATCTTTGTCTTGGCTGATGCATATTGCAAACGGTTTGATTCATACCAAACTTTATTATTAAAAGATATTTCTCTTTCAGAGAAAATCTTTCTTGTAAGTTCAAGACTTAAAGCAATAAGAAAAGGTTCTATTCTGGACTCATAGAAAGCATCATATTCAGACTCACTATAATTGGAAGTAATAATCTTCTTATTAATTCCAAAATATCTGTATACTCTCTCTCGGTATGCATCCGCTTCTTCTGCAGATGCTGTTGTCGGCTTCAAGTTAATCTCTTTAAATTCCTGTGTGGCATCAAGTGAAGCAATTCCACCTTCGTTTTCAAGATTCATGTAATCTTTAACAAATGTTTCCTTCTGTTTGTTCAAATCGTCAGGAGAAAGCATTGCCTTTGTTGATTTTAAGATTCCTCGAAGGTTTGCCGTACTCTTAACAGCATTCTCAAGTCCTTTGTCCATGGTGTTAATAACATCCAATGTTGGAATCAGAGGTCTGTTTCCTTCTCCGTATATATCCGAAAAGATATAATCTTTACGAAGTACGGCAAGATCTTCCCAAGCAACAACAAGTTCTCTCGTTTCGTTACTGTTAAATATAAATCTTATAAATAATCTGTCTTTATATTCAACAGCTTCAAAACTACTATAAGGAACAGGATAAAAGCCAATTACTTTGTTTTTATTATCCCTTTGTATATAAAGAAAAGCTGTATTCTTGACTTCGAGTATATTTCGAAGTTTTGATAACATATCCTTTCCATTCATATACATATTAGGATTAAGGGAAAGCAATCTCTCGATTTCAGGATTAGTGCATCTCGGATTTGCCTTTGATGTATGCTCGGACAAAGCTCGAATGCAAGTTCTAACATCATCAGATGCATAAATGTCATTCCCAAAAGGGGAGAAAAAAGCCTTATAAGTTCCAAGTTCTTTGAACTCGGTATAATGCTTTGTCTGATTCGGCTTTTCCTTCTTGAAAAGGTCTAAAATACTTCTTCTTTGTTTCATTTCCTACCTCAAATATGGAATAAATTCGTCATAGTGTTTGACATAACCAACCCAAGCATTAAGAAGCGACACCATTCCGTCTATTCTCCTATGCTCTTGAAGTTTGACAGGCTGAATACTTTCGATTCCGTCTTTATTTAATGCCTTAACTCCTGTGTTTGCTAAACACCAACGGAGTAAAGGATTGTTATTGTAATTTATCTTGTGTTCTTGAAGGTGACAGCCGAGTTCCTTCATTGGTTGACTCCATGTAAACGGTCCTTGTGGAATTTTCTCCATATCGAATCCGTACTCAAACATTTCGTTCTGCCAATATCCCGCTAATGCTCTATCGTAACAAATCCAAAGTGGTCTTATATCGTACTTCTCCACCATCTCAACAAACCATTTCGTGACGTTGGAATAATCGACTTGACTTCCTTCGTTAATCTCAAGCCATCCCTGTTCCGCCCAGAGTTTATACGGAACTTGTTTAACGTCTGCTCCGTGAGTGGAACTGTTTGTCTCGTCAAGTTTCTTCTGTGGTATGAAATACTTTTGAAGAACATAAACTCCATCTTGGTTCGGTTTCTTGACTATGAGTGTCGCACAAGTGAGATCGTAAACGCTCGATAAATCGCAACCGCCTATTGCGTAGCTGTGAGAAACTTCTTCCATCGTGAAAGTTTCTTCGTTGATAACGTATTCAAACGGCAGCCAAGTTGTCGAACCACTTTGAGGAACATTGAAATCCTTAACAAGAACTGTCGGCTTGAAACTTGCGTCATCCTTTGCCTTTTGTACCATCTCACGAAGATAAGAACGAGATTTGATGGTATCAATCCCAGGATTCGCTTTAATCCAACAATTTTCATCCGTCCATTCATCCGGAGAATCTAACTCGTAAATAAACGGAAGGAATCTCGGGTTCTTGACAGTTCCATTCAAGATATCCGATGCGTATTTGTATTGAGCATCAAATATTCCCTCTCGGACATATCCGTTTGTTGTAATACAAAAAAGCAATGGTTGTCTCCTCGCTCCCATTGCCTGTTTGATTAAATCGTATATATCACGGTTTTTGATAGCCGATAATTCGTCTATAACCGCTCCGTGTGCGTCTAATCCATCAAGACTATTGGAATTACTTGCCAAAGCCTTAATAAATCCGAAGTTTTCTTTGCAATACAAGTCCGAAGCCCTTTTTCGAATAAATTCTTTAAGTGTCGAATCTTGCATTATCATTTTGTGGGCTGCGTTAAAACCAAGTTTCGCTTGATCTAACATAGTCGCTATATTGTAAATTTGTGGAGAACCTTCCTTGTCGGCTAAAAGCAATGTCAATTCAACTGCTGCCGTCTCGGTGGTCTTTCCGTTCTTTCGTCCTTCAATAATCAAACACTCGTTATACTGTCGAAGGTTGTTATCATCCACAAATCCGAACAAAGCTTGAAGTCTTGCCTTCTGGAATAACTCTAACTTTAAAGGTTTGCCGATTTCTCCCGATGGCTGTTTGCAGAAACTCTCGATAAACTTGATTCTCTTGTTTGCTATGTCTAAATCAAAATGAAATTCATCAGGGGCAAGGAATCGCTCTATTAAAACCTCACTAATTCGTTTCATTTTGTCACAAGCAACTATTTTGCCATCGATTATCCCGCCGAAGTATTTCTCAAATTCAGTCATTTATAACTTTGAGCAATTCCTTCCGCTTTTCGTCCTCTTCTGTTGCCTTGTTGTCCGGAAGATAATCCGTCAACTGTCGAATGATGGAAGAATAATTCTTTTGGACCTTAACATACATATCAGCTTCGACCGAAGTTTTCTTCCCAAACTGATTTGCTCCGTTTTGGTAGGACTCACTCCATCCATTCTCGGCAATATAGGCTCTCAACACTTCCAACTGCTCTGCCATGAACGAAGCGTCTGCGATTAAGCCTTCAACGAGTTTCTTTTTGTCCTCTGGAATGCCTTTTATGATTCCATCGAGTTTCTTCTTTTCTTTTGTTGCGTTAAAAGTTGCCATATTTTCCAATTCTCCCTAAAAAATAAACAACACCCTCAAAGTATATTGATATCCGTATAAAATCGAG